GGTGAACATCCCATGCCAAGACGCAGCAAACTAACACCCGAACTCCAAGCCAGAATCTGCAAATACATCGAAGAAGGCTACACAATCGAACAAAGCTGTGCCCTCAGCGGAATCGGAGTCAGCACCTACTACCGATGGCTCGAAAAAGGCAGGAAACACAAAAAAGGCAAATACCGGGAGTTTTGGGAGGCAACCCAAACCAGTGAACAAATCGCCGAAGCCAAAATACTCCAAACAATCCTCCAAACAGCCAAAAGCGACCCCCTCAAAAACATAAAAGGCGACTGGAAAGCCGCAGCATGGTACCTTGAACGAAGAAAACCAAAACGCTGGGCAAAAACCGAAAAACTACAACAAGACATAAAAGCCGATGTTAAAAAGACTGAACTGCAGGTTGACATTAAACAGGCCAGGAAATACTTTGAGGAACTTGAAAAGGAATAGAGTGGGAACCGGCAATGACACGTGAGGGGCCCCGGACATTCACAGCTGAGGAGAAAGCACTCCTCTACAGGACAATCCTACTGAACCCCTACATCCCCCACAGGCCATTCCGCCAGCAAGCCGAATTCCTCTGCGACACCTCAGATGAAGTATTTTATGGTGGATCCGCTGGTGGGGGTAAATCCGACGCACTACTCATGGGGGCCCTGCAGTACGTGGAGGAACCCGGGTACTCAGCCCTGATACTCCGCCGAACCTACCCTGAACTCACACAGGAAGGCGGATTAATCGACCGTAGCCACGAATGGTTAGAAGGCACAGACGCTGAATGGTCAGAGTCAAAGAAACAATGGATTTTCCCCTCCGGGGCGACACTACAATTCGGGCATATGGAGTATGAGAAGGATAAGTACAGGTATCAGGGTTCAGCGTATCACTTTATTGGTTTTGATGAGTTAACTCAGTTCACTGAGACTCAGTACCGTTTCATGTTCCGTTCACTCCGTAAGGACTCGGATGATTGGTTACCACTTCGGATGAGGGCGACGGGTAACCCGGGTGGGCTGGGCCATGACTGGGTGAAGGAACGGTTCATTGAGGGGGATAAGAAGTTCATACCATCCTCGTGGAGGGAGAACCCTTACCTTGATAGGGGGGCGTATGAGAGGGCTCTTGATGAACTGGATCCGGTGATGAGGCAGTACCTCAAATATGGGGATTGGGATTACATACCAGCGAAGGGTGAATTATTTGATTTTAATATCCTTGAATCTTTGATTGCTGATTTTGATCCTTGTGAGGTTGATTATCGGCGACTCGTTAGGGGCGTGGATTTCGCAGTTACGGGTAGTGGTGATAGGACGGCGATGACACTTATAGGTGCACGGGAGGGTATGGAGGCCTATGACATCCTCGACTGCAGGGTGTATCAGGGGACACAACCCGAACAAATCCTACTTAGTGTGATTGGGGATGACCTCGACCTCTACGGGCCCCTTGGGGTGGAGTATGTGATTGAGAAGGAACCCGGCAGTAGCGGGGAATTCACCGAACGGTACATTAAGGAACTCGTTGAGGCTGAGCACGGCCCAGATGTCACCTTAACCTTTGAGAGGCCGGTGAAGAACAAGTTCAACCGTGCCCGTCCCCTCAGCAGGGCTGTGAATAATGGCCTTGTAAGGTTACTCCGTGGTGGGTGGAATGATGAGTTCATCAGGGAACTCGCACAGTTCAGCAGTGACGAATCCCTGTACCAGTATGATGATATTGTTGACTCAGCATCACTCTCCTTCAACACCGTCAGGGGTAGGGGGGCTGAGCTGAGCATAACATTCTAAGAGGAGGGAAGATAATATGAAGGAAGGAAATGATGATATGGGCCTGGGTGTCTCCTTCATCGGGGCCCGTGAAGGGTTCACTTTGAAGGAGGTCACCGATTACGCCTTAAATGATGACAAGACCAAACATTTGATTAAGGATCCTTTTGAGCGGGTGTATGGTGAGAAGGAGATCGTCCCACCACCATATGACCCAACCCGACTATCAATACTCTTGGAGGCCAACACCACACACTCGGCCTGTGTCCGGACGATAGCCGGTGATGTAGTCAGCCCCGGCTGGACACTTAAGGGGGAGGAGGATGCCATACAGTTGGCTGAGGAAACCATCAAGGCATTCACTGATCCACTTGATGAAACCTTGAAGTCGGCGGTGATTGATTATCAGGCGATAGGGTACTGTGCCCTCGCAGTATCCTATGAGGACAGCGTCCCTGTGAACCTCTACCATATACCAGCCCACACTATGAGGCGGACTTACGATGACATCAGGGCCGTGCAGAAAGTCGGGGAGAAGGAGGTCTGGTTCACCCTCGCCGGTACTGATAAGAAAGTCGACCCCGAGACTGGTGAATTCAATGATAACCTTAGTGATGAGGAGGCTGGGGATAGTATAATCTGGATTAACCGGTACAACCCCCGGAGCTACTTCTATGGATATCCACCTATCATTTCCGCTTTGAATAGTATTTACCTTGGACTCTCAGCCAAACGCTACAACACCATGTTCTTCAAGAATTACGGTGTACCGAGCCTCATCGTCTCATTGATTGGGAATTTTCAGGATAAAGACCCAAACAACCCCACATATGACGTATCAGAGAAAATCAAGGAGGGAATCAAATCCACCATCATGAACCCCCATAGTGCCATGGTCATGACAATGAAAACCACCGACAAGGACTCCATAAAATTCGATGTTAAGGAACTCGGGGGTCTGAATACAGAGGCGGGGTTCCTTAAACTCCTTGAGAGGGTGGAGGATGAAGTGCTCAGTGTCCACAAGATGCCACCCTATCGTATCGGGGTGAATCGGACTGGTAGCCTTGGTGGATCCACCGCAGTTGAATCCAGTAGGACATACTATGAGTCTGTGATTAAGCCTTTGCAGGCCCGCCTATCCAAGGCCTTGAACCATTACCTGTTCCAGCCGATTGACCCTGACCTTAAATTAGTCTTTAACACTGTGAACCTCAGAGAATTTAAGGCTGAAGTGGATAGTGTGATTAACCTTGTGCAGGCGGGTATCCTCACGCCGGCTGAGGCCAGGGGAGTTATGAAGCAGTACTTCGACTTGGATGATGACATGGTGGGTTATGAGGCTGAGAACCTCTACCATCGTGGTGTGCCATTGGATTCCATGTCCGCCCTTAGCCTTAAACCACCATTGGAGACTGCCCGTGAACTCCTAAGGGAGCCGGAGGAACAGGAAGGCGGGCGGGGATAAGATGGTGGGGATGATATGAGGGTGGATAAACGAGTACGGGGCAAACTACTCATCGAGGAACAAAGACTACTCGCCCGTCTGAGCCATGAATTCTACATGAACCTCCGGCCCCTGCAGGATCAACTGTGCCTCCGTATCATGGAAGTTATGAAACAATTCAGGGGCCCAGTCAACGAGGATGTACAATTATATGATGAGGCCCTCCACCTACTTGACATCGTGTTTCAGGATCACCTCAACCACTTACCCATCAAACTCCTCGAATCCTATGCACGGATCAACGTGGAGGTGGGCCGGTTCCATGAATGGAGTAAACAATTAATCACCGGGGAGGAGCCATTAAGGAGCACGTTTAAGGAGTCCCGGCCCCCGGAACCCGAGGTGATGGTGATGGGTGAACCTGAATCCTTCTACCTGATTGAGGAGGATGAACTCCCACCCTATGACCCGTCACAGTTGAAACCGGCGGAGATCGGAGGGGTGACCGGTGTCCCATACGCCCGACCGGTAATTGTGGCGGGGGAATTCGATCCACGGGCCAAAAGGTACATGGAGGAACTGGCACTCCGGAAGTGTGTCACCCTGAACAGTGCACAGAAGGAACCAGTCAAAAAAGTACTCATCTACAGTTTCGAGAAGGCCGAACCACTCAGGAATACTATGAGGCGTATGGAGAAACACATCCACCACCTTAAATTCTGGCAGATCGAACGGATAGCACGCACAGAAACACATCAAGTCTTCAACTGGAGTAAGTATAAGGAGTATCAGGATGACCCATTCATTGAATCGGTGCAGTGGTTGACGGTGGGGGATAATCGGGTGAGGAGGAGTCACCGCCTATGCCATTTAGTTGTGAGGCGTAAGGGTGAACCATTCCCCAATGGCCTGTTATACCCCCATGACCCAAAGGGGCCTGCAAGGGAGGTTATCCAGTGCCGATGCACCATCGTCCCCTACATCATCGCCCCTAGTGTGGCCCCGGCTCCACGTACAAGGACACCCACACAGATGGCCCCGGAGTCTAACTGGAAACCACCGGTGGAGGAGAAACCAGCCAAATCCTTCAAACTCCCACGAACCTACCTGAAGAAACCCCCACGGGCCACAAGCAAATCATCCCCTCCACTCGTTTACGCTGACAACCCCAAAGATTACCCCAGATTCTTAGGGGTGTTCATGCAGTACCCTGAGGACACCCGCAACCTCATCAATGAAATCCACATCACAAGGGACATGTCCTCGAGTGTTGACTTGGAGGCCATGAAACTCCGGGTGGGCCTGTATGATGGCTGGGAGTCCGACCTCCATTACCTCATCGGATACATAATAGACCACACAGCAGACCCCGACACAGGGGCCCATGGTGATGTTGATCCATTGGAATTATACAGGTCGGGGGCGAGTATGCTCTGGGGTGTGAAGGATCGGCGGACACCCCCATACCTTAACAGTGGAGTGGTCAGGGAAGCGGAGGAGTACCTCCCATTCAAAAGGCACATCGACGGCAAACTCGACACAACTGAAATCCTACCCACCCTTCATATGAAACTCCACAGTGATGACTTCAAGGAATTCATCAAGGGATGCCCTGAATCCTTTAATCTCCTCTCACGTGTCCTTGGCCCCGGGTTGCTGGATTCTGTCGAGAACAATAAATGAAAAAGAAACAGTGGTGTTAACCTATTATGAAGTTATCTGAACTCATATCCATGGAGTCCCTTAAGCGTAAGGGGATGGAATCAGCACCGGTGAGGATCCCCGATCATTACCGTGGTGGCACGGTGGAGTTCCTTGATGATGACTTGCAGGGGGTTTCTAATCCCTTACTGGCCTCTACTTATAAGGTGACAAGTCGGGATGCGAGGAGGGAACTGTTCCTACCATACAGGAACAACTATGTCCTTGAACTCATTCACATGGATGACAGGACACTCAAGTACACGTATAATTCTGATGCTACGAGGCTGATTAAACTGGAAATCATAAGGGGATGATACTATGCCATGGAAACTGAACAGGAAGGCGTATAATCATGCCATGAAATTGATTGAGGAGGGTAAGATTAATGAAGGAGAATGGAGTGCCCCCAACCTCTCTGACTTTAAGGACATCACGGAATACAGTTTATTCCACCTTGCAGTTGACCCCGAACGTGACCCGGAAACCGCCGGGGCCTACGCCTACCCCTATGGGAAGGATGGTGAAGTTTACATTCAAGCGTTGAGGAGCATCAGATCCTACTCGGCGGGGGCCCGGGGAGCAGAAAAGAATCAGGAAATCTTTGATGCCAGTGGCCGACTCCTCGACAAGATCGCATTATTGACAGGTAAGGGTATAGATGAATTAACCGTGCAGGTACCGAGGGCGATTAAGGAGACATTCACGGTTAAATCAGAGGAACAGCGAATGATAACAGGGCCTGTACTTATACCAGATTACAGGGACTGTCAAGCTCCACAAGGGGAGAGGCCACTAACAGCTGATGAGATCACTGAGAAGATGATGACCTTCTATGACTTCAAGGTATTCGATGTCAAGCATAATGCCATCAGGGAGGGGGATTTCACATCTGTAGCTGAACTTGTGGAGTCATGGCAACTGAAGGAGGACTGCAGGGGTTACCCGAGGGGTACGTGGATTGTTACGGCGAAAGTCACTGATGATGAGGTCTGGGGGGCCATCAGGAGGGGTGAACTCACCGGGTTCAGCATCACAGCCATACCCCGGGCCAGTGCTAAGGAGTTATTCAACCTCAAAGAATCCGTGGGTGGTGGTGTCAGGAATGTTCCACTCGCAGAACTCGATGACCCTGTGATCTGCACGATCTCACTAACTGATAAGCCATGCGTCTTCGACGCCAAGATACTGAGTATGAAGGAGGATGGTAATGTGAAGGATGAAAAGAATGTTTTGAAGAAGATTTATGAGGTGCTCACTGAGTACTTCACCGGGAAGGAGGATTCGGTGGCCGTGGAGGAACCAGCACCAGTAGAGGAACCGGCCCCCATAGAGGCCAGAGAAGAACCCAGCGACTCATTCAATGATATCCTCTCAAAACTCGACGATGCACTCGAAAAAATCAACCGGCTCGAAGAGAAACTCAACGAAACAATCAACGAAATAGAAGCCACACAGGAGGACACCAACACTGAGGCCGAGGAAGTGGCCACAGAAGAACCAGCGGAGGAACCCGAACCAGAAACAGCAGAGGAACCTGAAGTGGTGGGGGAGGAGGTTACAACCAAGGAAACAAAACCCGAGAAGAAATCAGTACCCCCAGATGAAGCCACAGTGAAAGAGAAATTAGACCTCATGGAGTACCTCGGCAGAGACCCCACAGGGGTGCCCAAAAAATAAGTCACAATCCCCAATAAAAAAAAAATTTGAGGTGATAAGTATGGATGATATGCTTGAAATGATTGAAACAACAATGAAGCAGATAACAGTCGCCGACCTCGGTGCAAGCGTCCTTAACCCTGAAAGGTACGCCCAGTACGTTAAGGGACTGATGAGGCCCGAATCGATCCTCTCAGATATCAGGTACACGCCGATGGAGAGCCAGAGGACACTCATCGACCGGGTCGTTGCACCTGACCGTGTCCTCAGGAGACTCAGTGAAGGCACAATGGCAGGGGAATCCGCACCAACCTTCAAGCAGGTGCAGATGGATGCCGTCCCATTAATCGGTTACATGCCAATCTATGACCCCGCCCTGAGGAGGAACCTTGAGGGTGGTAACTTCGAATCAACCCTCGTCGACCTGATGTCAGGGGCCACAAGGAGGGATATTGAGGAGTTCCTTGTATTCAGCCGTGTCAGTGCAAGTGACACCAGTGGGGATATCCTCCTCGGCTCTGAAGGATTCATAAGACAGTCAATCATGGCCTACGGTGACTCCACAGACGGGAACGTGGATAACAACATCCTCTATGGTGAAAACACAGCATCCGGTGAAGACCCTGACTTCGACCCTGAAATCGACAAGGACAACGTAACAGCACTCTTCGACAGTATGCTTAAGGCCCTACCCTCTGAGTACACTGGAATGCCAAGTGACTTCAAATTCTACGTACCCTTTGAGGTAGCGGATGCGTACAGGGATTACCTCGCATCAAGGAACACCCTGGCCGGGGATGAAATGCTAATGAGCGGTGAACTCAAACCATACAAGGGAGTCCCCGTCAAGTACTGCCCAGTCCTTGATAAGGAATTCAATAACTTTGATGCTGTTATTGACTTATTCCAGAAGCCAGTTATCCTTACCCAGCCAAGCAACCTGATCTTCGGCCTGTTCCAGGAGGTTAAGGTTGAGGTTGCCCGTGAACCCAAATACGCAAGGACTGACTTCGTCATCCAGACAGAGCCAGCGAGTGGTGTGGAGGTACCTGAGGCCTGTGTTGTGGCCCTCCCGGATGCGGATAAGAATGATGCGGATGCTCTCTGGAGCACAACAACCCCCCAATCCTCCACCCCCACCACTTAATTTTTTATTTTATCATATGAGGGGGTGTGTTGTATGGGAAAATCTTTTTGATGATTCTCCATTACCATGGATGGGAGGGTGGTGTTCATGTTCGAGGATCCTTTAACTGAATTAACATTCACGATAATCCTAATCATGCTCATATTAACAATGATTTGGTTGATTTTATGATAAGCACTGATCTACTAATCCGGTTCACTGGTGTGGAGCCCGAGACCTTCGGTTTCAAGGATCAGGAGGAGCTTGAGGGGTTCCTTAATGAAATCATAAGTATGGCTTCGGATATGATAAGGGAGTACACCGGGCAGGTATTCCCTGAGGCCGTGCCCAGCATAGTCAGGAATTGCTGTCTACGACTTGCGGGGAATATTATCGCACAGGGGATAGCCAGGCAGGATATCGAGTTATTAAGATCGGGGGATTACAGTAATGAATTACTCAGGAGTGATGTGTTCACGAAGGACATCAAGGATGACCTGAAGCAATTCATCCAGTCAGATTCAACCGGATCAGGGACTCCAAGATTCTACACAATAACAGGGGATGAGGAGTGAATCCACATTGACAATCAAGATTGACATCACCGGCTATAAGATGGATGGTTTGGAGGGTAAGATCAGGAAGTGGGCTGAGGCAGGTACTCAGTTATCGGTGAGGCACTTTGAATCCCTCCTTGTTAAGTACACTCCGGCCCGTAAGGGTCGTGGAGGCGGGGGACAACTGAGGGCGTCACTCCATTTCAGGAAACAGGGCCGACTGCAATTCAAATCCACCCCCAAGTATTACTTCACCTACCTTGATAAGGGTACGGGGGTGTATGGTCGTGGGTCACCCATTGTGCCGGTGCGTAAGAAGGCGTTGGCTTGGCATCCGCAGAATCCCCTGCGGGCATGTGGTCGTGGCACTGGTTGTATAGTCCGGAAATCAGTGAGGGGTATACGACCATTCAGGATAGTCGATAAGGCGACACGTGGATTGCAGAGGGACATTGAACGGATATATGAGATGGTGGCTGAGAAGATAATTGGAGGATAGGATTTGTATGGGTGCAACTGAACCATTACCGGAAGCAATAAGCATGATCCCCGAGACGATCAAGGAGATCCTCGAATCCAATGATAACCCCTATGGTCGTATCGCTGTCGGTCAGGTACTGCAGGGGCCAGTGAAGAAGACGCCGATACTCTGGATCATCCCTGAGAGGGTGTCGTTGAGGGATGAGGAGATTCACATGCTACTCTATGATTATAGTGTGACCCTCGCCCATGTTGATAAAACCCGTCGGATGCAGGAGGAACCCATGCTCGCCCCCTCAACCCTCAGCACAGTCTTCCAGTTAATCAAGGATGGTATCCGTGAAAGACACCCCATGAGGATGTTCATTCAGGACATTCACATGGAGTCCCTTGAATGCCTTGGTACTGAGTCTGAGGATAGGGCGGTGATCACATATGAGATGCGTGTGAAATTCCTTATCAGAACAACCCCCTAACATGGGGGGATAGAGTGATTATAAAGTTTTGAGGTGAATTATTATGGGAGAACGGAAAGTTGGATTGAAGAAGGAGGCAAGTTTTGGTGTGGCCCAGTCAACGGTGTCATACTATGCTGAACTCAGCAGTTTCAACCCGAAAATTGAAGGGGAGAACCTTGTACGTGAGACACTATCAGCGAGGGCCCCCAAAATAGTACGGCCCGGCCAGTACAGTCAGAGCATCGATTTTGAGGGGTACACTGACCTTGAACGCATCGGCCACCTACTCTACGGGTGCCTTGGCGAGTACATTTACACAGACGGGACAGGGGACCAACCGAACACTCATGAGATCTACGGGGGGAACACACGGTTACTGCCATCGTTCACGATGTTCGCCGGGTA